CCAATTGGCCATTGGCATTCCTTATCACCGGTGAATGGAACAACCGCCTGGTCCATCGGCATGGAGCTATCGCGGAACGGGATCTCATCGAGCTGCACGCCGTCGATCCCGTACTTCGCGCCGACGGTGCCGAGGAACCTGAAACGAACCTTGCCGAACTTCTTCTTCTGGCCCTGCGATGTGCCCTGCTTTGATGGGACCTCGATCTTCATCGTTACCATGACAGACCGGTAGTTGAGCCCGACCTGCACCACAGACGCCTGAACCTGCAGAGTGATGTCGCCGGATACAACAACCCTGTCAGGGTGTGTTGCGCCGTCAGCCAGGACGCTGACCGTCTGCCCTTCAAGATGATCCAGGCCGCTGATAGTCGTAGTCGGCGCGCCGCTGTATTGCAGCGATGAGTCAAGGAATACGGCTGTGTTGATAGCGTCGGTCGGCTGCCAGTTCTGACTCAGGTACTCGACATAGCGCTTGGTCACGCCATTCACCGTGCGGCGAACGATCATCCACAGTTCTTCCGAGTTGCCGTCAGGAGTCGGGACTACCTGGATCGATTCGACAATGCCATACGCAGGGCCGCCAGTCACGGCGCCGCCGATCCAGTGCGGGTGCCAGGAGGTCACATCCTGCTCGCGGTTGTACGTCAGACCGAGCAAAACACCTTCTGCCGTGTTGGCCCATACGACGGTGTCAGGCTCCTGCTGATAGGAGAGCTGAACGATCCCTGGCCGAGTAAGATGCTCGGACAGAACGGTGACGTCATTGGAACCGAACGAGTCCTGCTCAAAGGAATAGGCGATGTCGCGGAGCTTCTTTCCGGCGCGCTGGACGAACAGGGTCTGAGCCGAGACAACCTGCGGCTGTATGTTGCGACCGCCGAACCGGCTCTGCTGCGCGATCTTGATGTTCCTGGTTGCGAACGGGTCGGAGCTTGAGTTCTCACCGCAGGCAAACTCGCCGCCACCGGTTCCGATCAGAAGGGAGCCTCCAGACACCAGCCAGGTCACGTCGTTTACCTGGTCGCTACTGATCCGCACGTTGATCGAGTCGTCATCGACTACCACGTTCGACTGCTTCGGCGTGAAGTTCTCGTAGTCGCCGACCACCGAGAACCACAGCTTCTGGCCACCGGCGAAGGTCAGACGCTCACGGAAGAACGTCGCGTGCGACGGGTACAGGTTTCGCTGCGACCAGTCGCCATAGTTCCACTTCGACGTGACATTCGATGCCCCGACCACGTTGCCAGGTAGCGTTTCAATCACGGTGCCGGTGACAACCGTCGAGCTGGTAAAGCCGGTGATGCGGACATAGCCGAAGCCGGAGTGCTGGTACTCCCACTCGATACCGACCGTCTCCGATGTCTCTTGCTGTACCGGGCCATTGGTGTGCGAACCGTCGAATGCACGACCCTCAATGTGCACTGGGCGCAGGGTACCGGAATACTGCTTTGTCGCCGGCCCCACAGGGGAGCTGGTGGCAACGTAGAACTTCCCGTCCGAAGTGACCAGAGATCCGAGGGGGAACTCCCGGTTCACCTCCCACGCTGCATAGTTTGCCGAGTCCATCTGCTCAAGCTGGAACAGAGAGCCGACATCGTTCGCGGTGAAGATCGCAGACGAGGCCGTGAGTGTCACAGCGCCGGTGGCCACGTCGGCATAGACGGTGATGGTGTCGTCTTTGTTCTGGTCAGCGAAAGGCCCGCCAATGGCGTCAAGCTCGGTCAGTGTCCAGTTGGTGTTGCCCAGCCTGGACAGCTTGCGCGGAGGGTAGTTGCGGTGCGCGATGTAGATGATGTCAGCGCTCTGCACCATGGACAGGGCGAACGTGCCCTCTGCGGTGATCAGGTCGGCAGACGTGTACGGCGAAACGATCTCATACGGAGTCGGCCCGGACATGACCTGCCCATGGTTCGTGTAGAACCGGATGTACAGGTGGCCGAACTCCAGGATGAAGGATTGGGTCACGTTGAATTCGAAACGTGCGACCCAGGCACGGGCGCCAGAGTCCTTTGTCTCTGCGACGAATCTTGTACCCTGGCGGCGCCGGATCGGGCCTTGCACAGTTGGAACGAAGTTCAGGAGTTTCGAGCAACCGGTGTTGTACTTGGCGAAGTCGATCCGCCCTTCCATCAAGGGGGACAGTTCGCCGCTGTTGAATGACGTGAACGCAGGATTCATTACAGGTTCCTCGACAGCATCCAGGTGTCATCAGCAATGGTGTCTGCCGGAGACTCGATTGCATCAGAGCGCAAGGCCTTGGTGATGGCTTGCTTGTATTCGTTCCAGGCCTGCTGGCGGTTGGTTGAACTGGCGGTCAGGGACTCGGCAAGTTCAATCGCCAGCTTGCAGGCCAGGGCCTCACCAAACAGCGGATCGAAGAAGGTAGGGTCGGTGATCTGCGCCACATACCGGATGCGGAGGGGTGCCGGCAGGTTCGACACGATCGACCGGCCTTCGATCTCGTATTCCTTCCACGGCGCATTGCTGAAGTCGGAAAGGTTCGGCCCCGGGTAGAAGTTGCCAGCCCATAGCAGGCGAAGGCAGTCGGCTGGCAGTTGGAACTGGCGAGCCCAGTCAAACTCAGGAACATCCACCAAAGCAGCCAGTGAGGCGCGCTTGATGGAGAAATTCCAGGTGTAGGCGCGAAGCTCGGAGTCGCGCACGATGGTGTACATCGATTGCAACGCCCGAGCCTGCTCGTTGTTGTCACCAAAGCTGATGATCCGTGCGACCCCCAGCTTTGTCAGCGCCCTGTTGGCGATTGCAATGTCACTGGTGGCCATGAGGAACCTCTATCGTTCGGTTGCGGTGATGCTCACTGCGGCGGCATTCACGACGGTAACGCCAGCGCCGAGAATGTCCAGGCCCAGCAGTGAGAGAAATGCTTGGTTCTGTACTTCCACGCGAACCGTGCAGCCTGTTGTGGATACGGCGGTCAGCCTGGCTTTATGGTTCACATTGCTTTGCGGGGTGATGGTGATGTCGACGTGTGGCGCGACAGCAAATGCCGGGGAGAACGTAAACGATACGTCGCCTGATGAGTTTGTGTTGCCACTGGCCACAACTACACGTTTTGCGTCTACCCCATTCGTGCCGTTTGTGCCAGCCGCACCGGCGGCCCCCGGCGAACCTGTCGCGCCGGGATCACCCTTCAGATCAGACCACGCCACAAGATCAGCCCACGACGCCGCGCCAACCAGCCGCCATTGCAGATGGGTTGCCCCTCGATTCAGTTCAATGTTGGAGCCATTGCTGCCAGGCGTACCTGCTGCGCCGGTGATCCCTTCCATTGGTTCAGTGGTTGGCATAGCGTCACCCGTAGTAGGAGATGTTGAGCTTCGCGCCTGATCCTTCCTGAATGAATCGCACGGCGCTCATGTTCCCGTCGTAGTGCAGTTCAGAGCCGGCAGGAAGGCGCATGCCGACAGACGGGGTTGGATTGACCCCATCGTCACGCCAGCGGACTGCCGCGCCTTCTGCCTGGATCAGAGCCACGCAGGCGCTATCAGGCGGAGAGATCCCAGCAACGGCCGTAAGATCTGTGACTTGTTCATACCCCTGAGGCAATTGTGGCGCCGGTAGAGACGCCACAACAGGGACATGGGATTGGTCTGGGCGAGATTTACCACGCGGCATGATGAACCCCTTAGGCCGGAGGCCAGACGCCTTCCTTGATGCGGTTCAGGATGTATTCGCAAAGCTGAATGGCATCCTCTTTTTTCTTGCAGTTGGTGTCGTCGACGATGATTCGAACGCCAGAGCCGCCGATTGAACTGCCGGCAACGCTGGTTACATCCGCATCATGACCGCCAAGGACCAAATCAAATTGACGCTGAGCCATTTCATTCTCCAGAAAAGGTTGGGGCCCGAAGGCCCCGGAGGTCAGGCGGTGTAGTCGACTTCCATCGCAATGGAGCCAGCACCAGTACCAACCGTTACGCCGGTCATGGTGATGTCATAGTCCTTGCGTGGATCAGCGGACAGGCCCAGCAATTGCCACAGCGGCTGCTCGGCGGTGGTGATTGCCGATGCCAGGTAGCGCGATGGGGTACCGGTACTGGCTGCCGACAGATCTTGAGTGGCCGCGAACAGGCCGGCGCTTACTGCTGCGCCGCCGTTGGCTGCCGTTTCATGAACGCCGATCTGGTACGAGGTGCCCGCAGTGATGGCGGTATTCATGCGGTTGATCGAAACGATCCGAGCATTCGATGGAACGCGCACGAATCTGAACACCGAAGTGTCGTTATCGCCAGCCGCCTTCGCCACCACACCCACTGCACGCATGCTCGGACCGCGAGTCAGAATGCGGTTTGTGATCACTGTAGGAATGGAGTCAGCATTGCCGACTGCTGTTGCCTTGGTATTTACAATAGCCATGATTGACCCCCTTACGCTTCAGTGCAGTTGACTTGAACGACTTTTTTCTCTTCGGTACGGGTCGCGCCGAAGGTGCCTTCGACGTAAACCTGCCATGGAAGAGAGGACAGATCGGCACGCTGGCGAACATCGGTCTTCACGTCCATCCACATGCCCAGGTGGGCGCCGGACTTGGCGAAAGCGATGTTGCTACGAACGGCACCGGCCAGCGGCAGACGCTCGGTCACGATGAAGTTGAAGCCCATGAAGGCAGTGATTTTGCCATCCACCAGCACAGGGCGGGTGTTGTAGTCCAGGCTAACCACTTGGGTTTCAGCCAGCAGGGCGTCGTGTTGCGAGGCTGTCATGATCATGAAGAGAGGATCGTTGTCGATATCGACCTCGTTCTTCATCAGGATCTTTTTGGCTGCGCGCAGCTTGTCCAGGTTCAGGTTGGAGTTGGCGCCGCCGATGTTGGTGCCGACCAGTTGCGAACCGCCGCCGAATGCAGCCAGGGTGCCGGTGCTGGTTGCGCCGTTCTCGCCGGTTTTGTTGTCGCCGAGCAGGCCCAGGATGATCTCATCGTCGATGGCGCGACCCATGGCATAGGTGCCGTTGGTCACATACGACGACTGCGGATCGGTGATCATGCGCAGCTTGTCGAAGTTGTCGATCAGGTCGTTCCAGTCGTAATCGTTCGGGAAGACCCAGCGACGATCGGACGGGGTGTCCTGCGGCAACAGCGGTTGATAGCGACCGGTGCGCTTCGATGCGGCGACAGCGCCCCACTGGTCAACAGCAGTCGCCTGCTTGCCGGTGTGGGAAGAAGTCATAACAGCGTTGCGCAGCTTGGAGCCGCGTTGTTGAAGGAGCAACTGAACGTTGGTTGTGTACTGCTGCACAAAGTGCGTAGGGATTTGCTGACTCATGGCTGTAAGCCCTCAGAAGTCGTTGATAAACGGTTCGTCGGGCTTGTCCTTGCGGGGGCCACAGGTAATCGGTAAAGCGGTTGCGGGCCTTTCGGTTCTCCGCTGAATTCGGGCTGAGTGGCTGGCGCTGATCCCCGGCTTACAGAGAATTGATTCACTCAGTACCGCAATTATCATGCAACTTGAATAAAGGTCAAGTTGGATATGCCATTTGTTGAAGACGCTGCATCTCGGCGGCTTCGTTCGCGCCACCGGCCAGGTACTTTTTGCCCCACTCAGGATCGTTCCCGAGTTGCTTGATTCGCTCCTGAGCAGCAGCCGGGGACAGCTTAAAGCTGTTGTCGCCAGATCCGATGCCGTGCGCCTTGTGTTCGCCCAGGCCCTGGCCGATGTTGTTGAACAGGGTCAGCAATTGCTTGGTGCCGATGGCTTCTTCAATGCTCGATAGCATCCCTTCGTCCAGGCCGAACTGCTTCGCGGCTCGGCGGGCGATCTCGGTGTTCTGGTCGTAGGCCTGGCCCCACTCGGTCTTCAGCTCGGACATCTGGCGATCAGACTCGATGGCCTGATGATCTTGAGCAGCTTTCATCTGGGCGGCCAGGAACTCGTTGTTCTTTCCAGCGAGGATCTGAGCCTGAGCAGGGGTCAGTCCAGCTTCGTGCATCCACTGCGCGGCCTGCTTGGAGAACGCGCCGTCATCACCTTCTGGCACTGGCAGAGAATATCCATCGGCATTCTCAGGCCGACCCATGCGGGCGTAGTAGGCATTCCAGGCTTCGGCATCGCCTTCTTTCGGGATGCGGACCAATTCGTTTTCAGGAACACCGCGCAGCTTTTCCAGGTTGCGATAGCTCTCGGCCAACGCAGACGGATCCTTGAACCCCTTGGTTTCGATGTACCCACGCAGGCTTTCATCTTGGAAGCCAGAGTACCACGATGCAGGCGGTTGCCCGGCAGGCGCTGCGGACGGCGCAGCATCTGGCGCAGACAGGGATGCAGCAGCTGGTTGTTGAACTGGAGCAGCGTTATCGACTACTGGGGCCGGCGCTTGATCAGTCATTAACAGGTTCCTCTCTCAGGTTTTGCAGGATTTGATCGTTGATGTGAAGGTATTCGTTGATGCGGTTGAAGACCTCTCGGCGCCCTTCCGCCATCGCCATTGCGATTGGATCAATACTACCAGTTTGCGGCGACATAATGGCGGTTGACCCGCGAGCCCGGCAGAACTTGGACAGGTCGGACATGATGACCTTCGCATCCTCATTCAACTCACCATCATCGCGCAGGAATACGCGGCGATAGGCTACACGCTTACGAAAGATTCGCTGCCATAGAGCCTTCATACGCTAACCCCTGGCGTCGGCTGTCCAGCGGCGCGACTGATCTGTTCGGTATTGGCCAGGGTCTGCGCTGTGTCGGCGATGACCGGTGCGGCCTGGAGAACCTGTTGAAGCTGTGCGGCCTGCGCCTCTGCCTGGTTCTGCGCGTCGACCTCTTCGCGGGAACGCAGGATCTTAGCGGGAACACCGTTGATCTCTGCCAGTTCGCGCAGAGCCTCGGAACCGTTGATGACCTTGATTGCCGATGGGTCGAACTGAGCCACGGAGCCTGCAGCCTCAAGGGTGCGGAGAATGGCCACGCCTTCCTCTGCGCGCTGTGCCCTGGTGATCGGGCTGTCGAACTCAATGGTGTACTCGCCGCCGATGTCGATCAGCGCCTGCGGCATCTCAGGCAGCATGCCGGCCTTCGACAGGATATCGATCTCGCGACTGATCAGCATGCCGAGGTATTCGGACTGCAGGCGGCCTGCCGTAGGAGCGAGCAGAGCGCCCTTCTCCTGAGCGCGCAGCATGGCCTCGGTGGCCGTCATGGTTGGCGAATCCACCATGATCTGGAAGAGGGTGACGAGGAAGGCGTCGTTAATGAACTGGCGACGGTCCTGCATCATCTCCAGGCCGAGTGGCAGGTTGGCGCCGGTCTGCAGTGGCTGCACGACTGCGCGACCCTGGTCATCCACGCCGCCATAGTTCAGTGCGCCTGGACGCATGGAGAACGCCTGAAGCGCGCCATCTTCCTGCAGGAGCAGCGGAGGATCGACCACGCGCTGACTGGCCCGGATGGTGGTCTTCGACATCTCGTTAATCATAAGGATGTCAGGTAGCACCATCATGGCTGGCGAGCGACCGTAGGTTTCGTTCGGGCTAGTCTCGTAGCGCGGCACCATGTACGGCATCGAGGTGTAGCCGCCTTCGCTCACGGTCTGCCGGCAGTCCAGCGAGACGTAGCAGGAGTAGAGCGGCATGCCTTTGTGGTCGCGGCGCTTGTGGTCCATCTTTTCGTTCGGCTTGACGCAGTGCACGAACTCAAACGGGGTGTCCGGCTTGTCGCGGGCGCACTCCTTGATCTTGTCAGGCAGTCCTTCCTCGCCGAACTGCTGGATGGCCTGGCGCGCCGTGTACTTGAACTTGCGGTACACGGTGTCAATGACGCCCCAGGCATTCTCCTTGATGTAGATCTCACACAGGTGGATCGACTTATAGATCACCGGGGAATTGCCCATGCCAGGGCGGAAGTGAGCCACGCCGTCATCAACGAACAGCGCACCGGTGCCGAACGCGCCGAGGCTCATGTACAGCTCATGGGACTGACCGGCGAACGTGCTGTGTGCGCCATAGCGGGTGGCGAACAGGATCTCTGTGACCTGGTCCAGGTACTCTTGCACCGCATGGTTATCGGCCAGCTTCGGGTCAGATGCCTTGAGCTTGTGCCACTTCTGCGTGCGCGGCGTTACAAGGGATTCGATGGCGGCAGCAAACCGGCTCAGGCCAAGCATGGCCGTGCCGTCGAACACCTTCTCTTGCAGGCGTTGACCGGGAGCGTGCTGTGATTGGAAGCCCCGCATCACCGGCCAAACGCGCTCGGCCACCGTCTCCCAGTGGTTATTCCAGTTGCCGCGTGCGCCTTCCAGTGATTGGAGTTCGCGAATGATCGCGTCGGCGCCATCGTCCCGGTTGTTTTCCATGCCTTACCCCAACAGAGTCTTGGTGCCGACGTTGACCGTCGACGTGTCACCCTGGCCACTGGTCAGGATGGTGGATGCGCGGCCACGACGACGACGAAGGATGTTCGCCTGATCAGCCGCCTGGC